GTGTCATATTCGCCACCCACTGCTCATATGTAACACTTCCGTCAATCACGCTGCTTTTACCCGTTATCGGGTCACGCGCACGTCTGTTCGCATAATCAACATCCGGCGTGGTGGTGCATCGGCATCGCGGATGCATTACCGGAGCATTTACGCCCTCTTGCCTTTGTGATACGTCAAACACCATGCCGTCAAGTGGCTGGCACGTCCCACACGTTGCATAATCAAGCGTAGCAAGGTATTTATATCTCTTTATTCCTACATCCTTATACGCTTGAAAATCAGCCTCATTATGTATATGCGCCGTTTCTGTCCTTACAAGCGTCGTTGCCTGAAATTTGCTGACCTGAAATTTATCCGCCAGTTTATCCGCTGTTTTGTTTAATGATTCGCCCGACATCAGAGCCTTGACAACAAGCTTTTGCGATTCCTCCGCAAGCTTATCCGTATTATCCCATATTGATTTAGAAAAATGCTTACCGCTCCATTTTGCATTAACCGCTTCGTTGATTGCTCTGTCGTTTAAAATTGAAAACCGTATACCGACATTCGCGCCCTTTGCCATATCGTCAATATTTCCGTAATAGCTTTCTTTGTATGCGTTTTTGAGCATCTCGCCCATAAGCGGAATACCTTTCGCGGCTATTACCTTTATACGCGCATATATTTCCTTTTCCACCGCGCGATAACGCTCACGCCGTGCCGTATATGCTCTTGTAGACAATCCGTCACGATTAATATAATACAATATATCTTTTCTCGCTTTTTCGTCCGGCGCCTGTTCCAATGCCTGCAAGAGCCTTGCTGTGTTTGCGTCCTCCTGTGCCTGTGTGAGAAAATATTCGGCTGTTTCGTTATCAATACCGAAACGCTTTCTGTAATTATATTCTATCTTTCGGATTTCAACCTCTATATCGTCCAATGCTTCATCATAAAGCTTCAAGATTTCCTCCGCTGTATATGTTGCATTGTCCTGTACTGCCACTTCTCTTAAAAGCGCAGCTTCTTTCCAAAATTCCGCCTGTTTCTTTGGGTTCATTTCATCACCGCATTTTTAATTGTTTCTCTGACTTCATTCTCCTTATTTTTCAGAGCCGGCACAAGATACGGCTGTGCTGCCATTTTATACGTGCCAAGCTCCTGGTATATACCGTATTCCTTATTAGTTCCTATAAGGGCTGTGTTACCGCTTGCAACTGATGTTATGGAATCTCTTAATTCTCCATGAGGTCCTCCTGGGCGTGTTTTTTCTGTGCTGACAGGCGCTAAATGCTTTGCTTCACCTTTTACAAGCTCCCCTGCTTCCGCTACGCCTTTGGCTATATTCGCCGCTATTTGTTCGGCGCGTTCGCTAAGCATATCGCGGACGCTGTCTAAGCCCTCAATATGTATTTCCATCAATAGCCGCCCCCTGCCGCTGTTTCTTCATTGTACCGTACATCAAGCGAATGCTTCTGTGCCTTTTCCTCCGCCGCCGCTTGTGCCTCCTCTTTTGCGTCCGTTACAAAATCAAGCTGTCCGAGCAGTGTTTCCGCTGTTGCTATTCCGCTAAGGCTGCTTATCATCTGCGCCGCTTCAAGGTTATTCGCCGGAAGATTTCGCGTAAATATAATATCTATCCTGTGTATTGGTACGATTGCCATTTCCCCTTTTAACGCAAGAAAGTTATTATATAATTCCAATCGCCGCCGCAGACCTTTTGAAAAATACCGTTCCTTGTTTTTTATCATCTGTTCAAATCCCAGAAGCTTATACTTGATTGCTACGCCCGAAAGGTTATTACCGAAGCTTTCATCCGTAAGATCCGGCACCATTGAAAAGCGGTGTATATCCTCTTTTAAATCGTCTCTTAATACCTTAACGTCACTTTCAGACATGACTTTTGAAAGATACTGCGCCTGCGCATTGTCATATCCCAAAAGGATTTTTTCTTCTTTCAGCTTCTTGGCCTGTTCGCTGTCAATCTCTATACCCACCAAAAACAAAAACGCGTCAACAAACTGTTCTTTGTCGTTCACCCTGTCGGACTGCAATATATTATACGCGTCTATAAGCGGTATGAGCTGCTCAAAATCGCCCTGCCTGTCCTCGTTATTGTCGTATTCAATCAGCGGCACTTTGCCGAAATAATGCGGTTCTGTGCTTTCAAGCGTCAATGCGCCGAAATTGTCCTGTTTTGCTGTGAATTTATAAATATGGCTATCATCATATACACAGCAGCATACGCGTATAACGCTGCCGTCTATATCCGTTTCACGGTAATAATGCACACCGAACAATGGTTTGCGTTCCGCATTCTGACCGTAACACACAAATGCGTTTGTCGGTGAAATGTATGCGCTTCTTGGTTTGCTCTCACCGTTTGCATATACAAGTTCATACGCTCTGCCGTAAATATTTATATTCTTTACAATCTCGCTGTCAAGCGTATCAATGCCCTGTTCAAGATACGCATTCTTTAACGCCTCTATGTCGTAATCCTCGCTTGCCGAATATGTTATAGGGTTTCCGGCAAGATAGCTCTGCGCCATATCCACAATGTATTTTGCATGATTGCACACCGTTTTATTGTTCGCCGCCGTATCTGATTGCTTTTTACGGTTCAAAATACTGTGATTGCCTATGTAGTATTCATGCAGCTTTATAAGCCGTGAATACGTTTCTTCATGCTTGTTTATAAGCCGCCCCAAAAGCTGCGCGCTTATTCCGTCCTGTATAAATTCCTCGTTAATTATCATAATCCGAAATCCTTTCTGTTCAAAATCC